GCTGCAGCCCAAGGCCGCCCAGGTGGTGCAGTTCGTGGCCAGGGAAGAGCAGGACGCTACCGACGGCTTCGAAGAGCAGGAAGGCGGCTACGCCGTGGCCCCATCTGGCTACGTGGACGAGTTCGCCAGCGATGAAGAGGCGCCCTTCTGATGGACGGCCCCACCATTTCGCGGATCATCGAAGCATCCAAGGCACTGGAGCCAGAAGAGCAGTGCTGGTTCATTGCCACCGAAGCCATCAAAGTCGCCAGAGCAGCTGACGCGCGCATGTCCGATCAGGCTCTTGAGGCTGATCTTCGGGCCTGGTGGAAACACGAGATCCACCCGCTTACGCCCCCGTCGTTCCACGCCGTCACGACCCACGTGGCATGGGCCCGGCACCTGCTGAACCGGGGGCGCCATGGGTGACCCCTTCGCCGTCCAGGTGGCGCTGTCGCTGCTGCTGCTGTTCACGGCCTGGGCGGTGGCGCTGCTCTGGTTCGGCAGCCCAGCCGCCATGGCGTTCGCCGTCCTGCTGGCGGTTGCATCGCTGATCACCTTCCCACCGCCGCCCTGAGCCATGCGGCCAACCAGCAGCGACATGACCACGCATTGGCTGGAGCAGGCCGGCCGCCATCCGTTGCTCACCGCCGCCGAGGAACTGCACCTCGGCGGCCTTGTGCGTGCATGGCAGGACTGGGAGCCCCTAGCGGACCAAGCCCCTCCAGCGGTCAAGCGGCGGGGCCTGCGGGCCCGGGATCGCATGGTCTCGGCCAACCTGCGCCTGGTGGCTCACGTTGCCAGGCGGGCCCGACATGGTCTGGGGGTGGCGGTGGCAGAGGCTGACCTGCCCGACCTGCTCCAGGCTGGTGCGATCGGCCTGCAGCGTGGGGTCGAGAAGTTTGATCCGACTCGTGGGTACAAGCTCAGCACCTATGCCTATTGGTGGATCCGCCAGGGGATCAGCAGGCACATTGATAGCCACGGCCGCACGATCCGAATACCCACCACCCACACCGGCACCATTGCCCGGGCCGGGAAGGTGGCGGCGGCATTGGCTGCTCACCTTGGCCGCACCCCCAGCCGCGCCGAGCTGGCTCAGGAGCTGGGCATCGCCCAGGCCGAGCTCGAGCATCTGCTGCTGATCGGTGCTGGTTGTCATTCGCTCGACGCTCCGCTGCCGGGCTCCACCTCCGGCGACCCATCAGCGCTGATCGACATGCTCAGCGCGGACGAAGATGAGCCCCCCAGCCCGCGCCGTGATGAGCTGCTGGCGCTGGTGGCGCGGCTTGATGAGCGGGCCCAGCGGTTGATTCGGGGGCGTTACGGCCTGGGTGAGCCGGTGGTCGGTGTTGCCGAGCTGGCGCAGCGGGAGCGGGTCTCGGTCCATCGCGCCCGAGGTCTGATCCGCCTGGCGGAGAACACCATGCGCCGGCTCAGTCCTGCCGTTTCACTCCCAGCTCCGCCATCAAATCCTGGGCCCATGCCAGATGGCGCGGAGTTGGGGGATCAGCTAGAGCTTCTTTGATCTCCAGCTCCTGCACGCGGGCCAGGGCTTGCCGGAGCAAGTGGTCAAAGGTGACGGCGTGGACCAGCGCCGAATCCAGCCGGGCCTCAAGGTCGTGTCGGTGGAGCCGGGGGATCTCCCGGCGAGCCGTTTCCAACTCCAGCTCCCTGGACAGACTGAGCTCAGGCTTCAGCCACCAGCCTTCCATGACCGCAGATCAGGTTCCCCAGTCTGATGACCCCACCCTGCGCGCCGCCGTGGATGCTGATGGCGGTTGCTGCTGGGAGATCTGCGCCGGTGGGGAATGCCTGCGGGGTCGGAGCCGGTTGGAGCTGATGCGGCGGTGGTCAGTCCGTCAAGACGGGGAAGGCCCCAGTCCAGCCGCGCTCGCTGTCGAGGAAGCGCAGTAGCTGCTGTGGGCGCTCTGGCGCAAATCCGAGCTTGAGCCCATAGGCGGTGGGCCCGATCAGCGAGCCGTTCACCGACCAGCCGGTGCCCATGGTCAGCTGATGAAAGTGGCCGAAGAAGCTGTGATCGGCGGCGATGCCTTGGTCCTGCCTGAGCTGCCATTTGGTGAGCGGCACAGTCAGGCCGCCAATGCCGCCCTGGTAACGGATGGCGTCACCGTGATGGAAGCGGAGCAGCCGGCCGAGCACCTCGACATAGAGGATGTTGCCGTCGCTGATATGCCATTCAATGCGCGGCTCATGCCTGTAGTGCCGGCGCAGGCTCTGATACATCAGCCATTCGTAGCTGGTGGCGTGCGCGTTGTCGGCCTGCATCTTGGGGGTGGTGCGCCCGTGGTTGCCGTAGCTGCAGGGGATCACGATGCGATCAAAGCCGCCGTGCTCCAGCAGGTGATCGATGCCCGCCACGATGGCGCGCTCGCATTCGATGATCTGCTGGGTTGGTGATAGCTCCTGAAGCTGGGCCTGCTCAGGGTGCAGCCAGTTGTCGATCAGATCACCGCCTAGCCAGAGCACCATCTGGCGAACTTCGCAGCTACTCCGCACCATGCGGATCACCTTCAGGGCATTGACGAACAGGGCCCCGGCCCTCCGGTGGAACTCGTCCACGTCGTAGGCGTTTAGCTGGTTCACCGACTCTGCCCGCACCACGGCGCCGCAGTGCCAGTCCGAACAGAGCAGGATCGGGACCGATTCGGATCGAGCGCCGTGGTGGTGGTCGCTCAGCGGCTCCGGCTGCTCGATCTCTCGGATGTCCAGGGCTGTGGCCAGTGAGTCGATCGTGTTGGCCAGCTCCGCCAGGGCACGGTCCCGATCGCGCTCAGCAGTCCGAGCGCTCTCCTTCGCCCGGCGCAGCTCCAGCTGCAGCGCCAGCAGCTCATCACTGGTGTCTGATCTCTTGTTGTTGGGGCACATACCCGGCGCGCAGAACGGCCGGCGCCGACCCGATGTCTCCTGCCACTCGATCGCACTTTCCGGCAGCCAGGCCCGACAGGTCGAGTTACGGCGGCATTGAAAGGTGCGCTCGCTCATCTTCCTTCCTGGTAGACCGACACGTAGATGGTCCCCAGCCCTGCCAGGGGGAGCAGCAGGTCCCTGAGGTCCCGGTTGTGCATCCGGATGCACCCGAGCGTCGGATAGAGCGGCTGGAGCGGCAGCCAGGCGCCAGGCCAGCCGCAGGCAGAGCCACCGCCGTGGATCATGATCCCGTCGCGGCCATCAACGGACCCCGGCCCTTCCTGCCCCTCGAGGCCAATCAGATCAAAGCTGTACCAGCCGTAGGCGCGGCGCTCAGCGGTGAAGGTCTTGGACGGATCGGCTTCATAGTCCCGGTAGATCGTGCCGACCTTGTACAGGCCCGGCGGGGTGTCGGACCCACGGGAACGCCAGTCGCGTTCCGTGGATTGGCCCCGCGCCAGCGCTGCCACGCCCCAGAGCCGCTGGCCTTTGTGATCGAACGCGACCATGGTCTCTGCCTTGTCGTCCACCACCAGGTGGTGATCGCCGGGCTTCAGATCGGGTCGCCGCTTGGGGCCGACCAGCCCATGACGCTGGGGCTCAGGCGCTGGCGCTGCCGGGCTGCCAGCTGCTCTCCAGTCAGCCGTGAAGGCCTGGCGTTGCTCAGGCGTCAGAGCCTGATCCAGCGCAGACAGAGCGGCCAGCTGGTGGGGCAGGATCCCGCCACGCTTGGCGATCTCCTGAGCAGCGTCGCGAACTGAGGCGGTGGTGTTTGCCATGGCCCCAGTCTGCTGATTCAGATCAGAGTCCCTGTAACCAGGTACCCCCCGAGACTGCCGTAATCGCTGTAGCCGTTGGTGGCCGGATCACCAAAGCCGACACCATCCACCATCAGGTAATAGGTGCCCGCTGCCAGGCTGAGATTGAAGCTGGCGCTCAGCTTGTTGAGCGGGTTGCTGGTGGCGATCAGGGAGCCATCGGCGGCAAACAGCCTGGCGGCGATGTCCAGGTTCGGACTCCGCCCGGCGAGGAGGTGGCTGGAGAATCCCCCGCTGCCATCGCTGACCCAAGCCCGCAGGGCGGTGGAGATGGACAGGCTCACGGGCCCATTGCCGGTGGAGAAGCTGAACCAGTCGGAATCAGTGCGGGTCGTGATGATGCCGAACTGGCTCAGGCTTGGGCCGCTGAGCACGGTGGCGGTGGCGGCAGAATCGCCAAAGTCATCCGATCGGAATCCGGCGCCACTTCTTTCATTATTGGCAATGATGTTAATGTCGTCTTGATTGGTAATGCCGCCTTTGTAGTTTCTAGCGCCTGCGTATTCTCCCTGGCTCCACTGGGTCAAAGCCTTATGATTGGAGTTGCCCATGATTGGAGCCCAGCCAGTGGGGCCAGTACCGTGGCCTTTGTAGTATTCCGTGCCTGGGTTTTTGCCGTCGTGGTTTAGGTTGAGGGTGTGGCCCGCCTCATGGCTGATCGCTTCTGCTACAGATTTTTCGTTGCCCTTGCCCAGGTTGTTGGAGAATGCGAAACAGACAGCACCATATCCTTCTAACCCAAAGCTGTTGTAATAGCCAGCGCCACCGGCTGAGCTGCCGTACCAATCGCTATAGCTTCCACCGATCGCCACCCGTATCCCCCAGCAGTTATCAGCGCCCCCCGTATTTAGCAGCGCGTCATCGCCTGGGTCTTGGGTGGTGACATCAATGCCAAACGGCATGTAATCCTCGGCGACCCGCTGCCAGATGTATTGGATGCGCTCCAGTTCGGCATCACTGAACGTGGTGGCATCGGCGTCCGTGCTGAATGCCGGGGTGGTGATGGTGGTCCCCCGTCCGGGCTTGTTGTTCCAGTTCGTGCGGGTGGTGATGTGCCCGTCGAAGTCCAAGTAAATCGTCTTGGTGGCCGTTGGGTTGCTGTGGAGCCGGAAGGTATCAGCCAGGTTGACGCGGGTCGGGAGGGTCATTGATCCGCTTCTTCGGGGGTGTTGCCTTCGGCGACCCATTCCAGATAAGCCTGGTAGTCGATGTTGCGGTCGTCGAATGGGATTGTGGCCTGATCTTCCAGGCGGATCACGCTGTTGTAGCCGGTCAGCTTGTAGGACATGATCAGAGTTCTGCGGTGAGGGATACGCGGTAGCCGGTAGCTTGCGCATAGCCGGCCGCCGTCGAAATCATGCCAAGCGCGCCGCCGTATGGAGTCGCTTGGTAGATAGCAGTAGTGGAGGTGTTTGATGTAACCTGGGACAGCAGTGGATCTGCTTGAATTGTGCTTACGGTTGGCGATGCACGCATCTCTGACCAAGTAACAGGCACGTTAAAATTCTGGCTAGCGATTGTGGCAACAAAAAGAGCATGAAACGGCACCCACTGAAAATACCTTTTACACATCGCCAGCTCCAGCGCAATGGGCCTGCGCTCAAACGCAGTGGCAACGGGGCCGGGCTCCAGTTGGGGGTTTGAGACGGTGCCGCCGGTGAAGTGAACGTAGGTGCTGACGTTCCCAGGGATCGTCACACTACCGCCGTTTGATACAGCCGTAAATCCGGGCCCGACCTGATAGATAAAGCCGCTTGCGGTGCCGCTCCAACTCAGGGTGTATGTCTGCGTCCCAGGGAAGGCGGACGGTTCAAGGAATTGGAAGATGCCACTCGCTGGGCATGTCACAGTGCGGACGCCTACGCTATCGGTCCACGTAAGCGATTGCCCAATCGTGGGGACAAGCCAACGATCAAGGACGTATTGGTTCGCCACCGTCGTCGCCGTCCCCGAAACGTACCCGCGCTGGTTAATCGTGAAGCCGGGGTTAATGAGAAGGTTGCGCATCCCTGAACTGGCCGCCGGGACCAGGCCCAGGTTGGTGGCGCCCAGCGTGCCGATGGTCAACCATGCCGAGTTAGCGGCGTTGCGCATCTTGAGCAGGCCTGCGGTGGTGTCCGCCCAGATCTGGTGCGCGTAGGGGGTGCTCGGTGCCGTGGTGCCGCTGTTGTTGCTGACGATCGCAGCCAGCGCGGTGTTGATGTCAGCCCGGAAGCTGGCCGCTGACTGGTTATCAATGACGTAATCGTGTTGAGCCATTAGGTCAAGCCTCCATGGTGTTCAGTCTAGGCTTGGGAGTCTGATCAGGTTTTGATGCAGTACAGCAGGGCCACGTTGCGCGGGCGTGTCTCGGCCCCACCGGCGGCGGCGGTGCCGGTGATGCCAGTCGCGGCGCCGTAGACCGTGATGTTGGCGGAAGCGGCGCCGGTCGCGGTGCCGAAGGTGCCCGAGTTGCTTTGCGCAGCCGTGCCACCGGCGGCGGCCTGGTTGTTGGTATTGCTGATGGTGTAGGTGTGCGCATGGCCAGAGTCGGCGGCGCCGTGCGTGTGGCCAGGGTCGGAGATCCCGTGCGCGTGGCTCAGGTAGCTCTCACCCTGCGAGCTGCCGATCGCCCTAGTGGCATCAACGCCGCGGGCGTCGTCCCAGCCGCGCACGAACTCACCGCGCAGATCCGGCACGTTGAAGGTCGAGCTGCCGTTGCCAGCCCCGTAGGTGCTGCCGACCACGGCAAACAGCGCGGAGTAGGTCGAGCGAGAGATAGCCGCGCCGTTGCACTTCAGCCAGCCAGCTGGAGCGCTGTTTCCCGCGTAGGTGATCACCGATCCAGCCGGCACCGACAGACCCGCGGCGGTGGTCACGAATGCCGTGGTGGCTAGCTGGGTTGTGTTGGTGCCAGCGGAAGCAGTCGGAGCGGTTGGCGTGCCGGTGAACGCTGGTGACGCCAGCGGTGCTAGGCCCAGGTTGGTGGCGCCCAGGGTGCCGATGGTGACCCAGGCGCTGTTGGCCCCGTTGCGCTGCTTCCAGAGCCCTGCGGTGGTGTCCGCCCAGAACTGGTAGGCGTAGGTAGGGGATGGCCCTGTGCTGCCGCTGTTGTTGGTGGCGATGGCCTGCATCGCGCCATTGAGATCGGCGCGGAAGCTAGGCCCTGATTGGTTCTCCAAGATGTAGTCGTGTTGCGCCATGGTTATGCAACTTGCCTGCCGAAGCCAACCGCAGTGTAGGTAAAGTTTCTGCCTGAGATGACAGTGCCTGCTGCGTTGCGGAAGATGATGTCGAATCCGCCGAGCGTGACCGAAGAAACGACGAAGTAATCACCCGTCGCCATGTTGTAGGCGGTGATTCCAATGGTTGGCGACGCGATGAAGAAGTTTGTAAAGCTGACGCTGTTGGTCGCAGCGGCTGCGGCAAACGGGCCAGCTGACTCAGTTCGCTGCTGAAACTCAATATCAACGCCCAGCTCATAGATGAAAACGTTCTGTATCGGGTCGCCGCTGGTGGCCACGGCCTTGAACTGAAAAGCCCGCCCCCTGACGATGGCGTTGGCAAACTCGCGCCACGGGCTCCATACCGTGCCGCCGGTTGGCACCTCATTCGCCGAGCGAACGTAGGTGATCGCATTGACACGATCGCCTACCACTCCTTCGACGCTTTCCCACGTATCGATGGGCGTAGCGTTGCTGTCCCAGAGTTGATTGGGGACAAAGGGGAATGCTGCAACGCGGCGCCTGAGGTTCACGTCGTAAACACCACGCGCCGTGTAAGACTCGCTGAATTCGTAAGTGCCTTCTGGCGGGTTGGTTGACATCGTGTCAATCAAGCCAGGCAGGAGATCCCACTCCGGAGCAGCACATAGAGAATCGACGTACACGCCACCGGCAAGCATGATCCCCGTCCGGGTGTCAAAGTCTGGCGTATAGGTCTGCTTGTGCATGTTGGTGTACGTTCCCCTGAACGTCACAAACCCGCCAGATAGGGTGTTCTGCTCGGCGATGGTCTTCACCAGCAGTCGCGGCTGTGGCGCCGGGAGATCCACCACGACCGACACGGCGAGGCGGGAGCGGCGCCCACCGTCATCTTCGAACTTCAGCAGGTAGGTGCCCTCTAGGAGCGGCACTTGCTTCTGCGTCTGGCCGCCAGCTGCTGCCGCGACGATCTCCTGCGCCTGCTCCCACGTTGCGCCGACCAGGGAGCGATGGTGACGGATCAGCACCTTGCCGCCCAGCAGCACGTCCAACTCGGTGGAGCGGGCCCAGGAGATGATGGCGCTCGCGTCGTCGATCGGAACCAGGGAGATCCCCGAGACGTTGGTGGGCGGTGCCGTCTTGCCGAAGGCGATCACGCTAAGCGCGGTCGGCTTGCTCACCTGGAGGCCAACGCCGACCGATGACACCAGCGCTTCGTAGGTGGTGGCCTTTGTTTCCAGGATCTCGAAGGCGCTGGTCTTGGATGTCTGGGTGGACCAGTTGCCGTCTTTCTCCCTGAACGACACCCGATAGCTGCTGGCTCCTGGGACCAGGCTCCAGCTCAGCTGGATCTTTGCCGCCGCCCGGCCACCGGCGTCGTAGAGCACTTCGGTAGAGCTCAGGTTCTGCGGCGGATCGGGGATGATGTTCAGGTCGGTGATGTCCCGCTGGGTCAGCGCCAGGCCTTGCTCGACGAAGTCGTACTTGCTGGCGTTGTGGGCCAGGGCCGTGATGGCATAGCCAACGCCATCGCGTTCCTCCACCGCCAGCACGCGCCACAGCGATGCCTGAATGTTGGAGCTCTCAAAGATCCAGACCGAATTGGGCCGGGGGATGGAGCTGTACGCCGTCGACACCCTGACCACGTTGCCGGTGATGGATGCCACCGCCCGGGCCTGCACCGTGCCATCGGCGAGCATCACCGAAAGGATGGGACTGTTGGCCATCGTCAGGCCGGTGGCATCGTCCAGGGCGATGGCGGTGGTGCTCGATCCGGTGATGCCATCGATCACCGGCAGCCCATCCCAGTTGCCATCGATGGCCAGCGCATCGATCAGCAGGCCGGTGTTGATCAGGCCGCCGCGGCGGACACCAGCGCGCAGGGGATCGGCGACCTCGATGATCATGCCCGGCCGCACCGTCACACCAGCCGCCAGGTTGGAGGTAAAGCTGCAGGTGTTCCCTTCGTTCTGCTCGGCGTAGAGCAACCACTTCCCGAGCCGCTGCGCCTGGCCCCGGCTGGTGCAGGCGAAGGCGTCGATCTCGGCCTTCACCACCCCATAGCGGGCGATGCCGCCGGCATCCTCGACCACCTCGTAGGCCGCGTCTGCCAGGTCAAGATCCTGGTAGCGCACCACCGCCACGGTCGGCCGGGATTTGATGCTGCTGCCGGAATAGTTGAAGCCTTCGGGTCCGACGTTGGCCCGGGTGAACAGGAACGCCGGATCGCTGGGGCGGTCCTGGCTGATCGTCAACGCACCGGCGGCCCAGTACGGCATCACCCGCATGGTGGACGCCAGATCATTGATCAGCCGGTAGGCGTCGTCAGCGGTCTGGATGTTGGCGTTGCAGCTGAAGCGCGGCTCATACCCCCCGAAGCCATCGGGCACCAGGGTGGATGCGTACTGGCTGGCGGAATAGAAGGCGAACTTATCAAGCTGGCTGGCATCCAGGTGGTTGCCGAACCCATAGCGGCTGGATGTGAGCAGATCCCACAGGCACCACGCCGGATCGCTGGTCCATTGGGCTGCGCCAAACGTGCCATTCCACACGCCGGAATAGACCAGGCGGCCGTTGTTGCCGTCAACGGTGGCGTTGCTGGGGATGGCCACTTTCAGGCCGCGGACCCGGTAGCTGCGCGATGGGATCGAGTTGAACTGCTCGGCGTCAACACGTAGCCCCACCAGCGCCGAGTTGGGATAGCTCAGCTTGGCGTAGGTGATGCTGCTGAAGCTGGCCCAGCTGAAGGCATTGGCCAGCTTTGAACTGGTGCTGTCAGGGGTTACCCGGCTCACCCGGATGTCCACGGGGAACGGGCCAGCCAGGCCGATGCGGTACTGCCGCTGGTACTGCTGGGAGGTCCGGCCGCTGATCGTGTCGTCCACCACGACGCTGTAGCCGCCGCCGTTGTACTGCACGGCCACCTGCAGTTGCACGCTGGTGCCCAGGATGTCGCCCTTGTCGGTGTATTCCTGCAGCGCTGGCAGGGTCACGACCACCCGAGCCGCGTCGGCTGTCGCGCTGATTGTGCGAACGACGGGGCTGGCCGCCGTGACCACCACGCCTACGCCCGTTTCACTGGCGACTTCATCAAAGCCGCCGATATAACCCTGCGACTGCGTGCCGTTGCGGGCGTCCACCGAGACGCCGTTGAAGTTCAGGCTGCCATCAGGGTTCTGGATTGGCGTGTTGCCCAGGAAGATCCCCTGCAGTCCGCCGACCAGCCCGGCAATCTCGCCTTCCCCGATCAGATCCAGGATCTTGGCGTAGCTGGTCGAGAAGAGATTGTTGGTGGATTCGGTGGGGACGTACTGCTGCGGCTGAGCAGCGACAGGCTGAACCTGTACCTGCTGCCTGCTGCGTCCACTGCCACCAGATCCGCCGATCATGCCGCCACCTGATCCACGTCAATGCCAGCGGAGATCACGACGGAACCCACGATCACCTCGCCATAGATCACTGGCACCGGCACGCCCTGGCGGCTGGTGTTCTGGATGCCGGAGAAGCTGTAGTTTTTGCGCGGGTCGTTGTCGTCGGCGGACTTGACGGCGCTCGAGCCGCCCATGGCTACGGCAGCGCCAGCACCGGCCATGCGCGGCACGGGGGTGAGCAGCTGCGCCACGCCACCAAGGGCCAGGCTGGCGCCGACGCCGGTGATCAGGGAGAAGGCGAGCGGTCCCAGCCAAGGCTGGCCGATGACAAACGCAGCCGCCACCAACGCCACCCCAGCCACGATCCGCCCCACCGCACCAGCACCGCCGATCACCGGCACGATCGCAATGTCTGAGCCGCCGGCTGGTTCGTGGAGGTGATCAGCATCAAGAGCCCGATCCCCGACGCTGACGCGGTAATGCTGATCCGCCATGTGCCGCTCCACCTGGGGGAAGTTGGCCAGCAGGAATCGCACCGCTTCGGCGGCGCTGCTCACCTCAGCCAGGAAAGCGCGGCGACCCAGGAAGCGGGCCAGGCGGCCATAGACGCGGATCGTCCTCATGGCTTCAGTCTGCCGACCCACCCAGTGCATTTCTGCAGCCAGCCGCCGTAGATGTCCCGGCTGGAAAGCCTGCCGCGCAGGTGGTGGAGCATCATCTGATCGCCGACGTAAACGCCGACGTGGTTCAGGTTGGCGTTGCTGATCGCCATCAGCACGGCGTCACCTTCCTGCATGTCGGCCGGATCGATCTGCTCAAACCCGGCTTCCTCCCATAGCCCGGCGAACATCGGCGCCGCCTCAAAATCATCAGGCCGATTCGGCCGCTGCCAGTCCGGCAGGGTGGTGCCCTGCTCGGCGTACCAGTCGCGGACCAGCGTCCAGCAGTCCTGAACGCCCCAGACCCACTCACGGCCGATCAGCGGGGCCTTGTAACCGGATGGCTCCAGCTCAGCCCAGGCTTCGGTCTTGGGGTTGACGATCAGCCACGGCAGGCCCGACGCCTCGCACGCCGCCAGATCAGCAGGGGATGGCTCTGGTGGGGTGATCGGGTGGCTGTGGATCACGGCCAGCACCTCGCCCTGGTCTTCTGCGGCGCGGTAGTCGTCGGGGTCAATGGTGAACAGATCGCCGGGGTCTTCGGCGATGTTCCGGCACGGCACATAGGTCTGCCGGCCGCTGATGACCACCACCAGGCCGCACGCCTCGCGGGGGTCATCCTGCTGGGCATGGGCCAGCGCTTGCGCCTTGGTGGTGTCGTCGATCATGAGAAGTAGCTGCCTGCTCCAGGGAAGCCGCCAAAGGGCAGCTGGGCACCGCTGCCGAAGTGGTTGCGGCAGTCGGCCAGGCTCTTGGCGCAGCTGGGCAGCCCGCCGGTGTAGCTGCACTCCGCCGAGCGGTAGACCCACGGGCAGATCGTGGCGATGACCTGCCGTTTGGGGGCGCGCACGCCGGCCAGATCGAATGCCGCGGCGAGATCAAACTCCACCATCTCGGTGGATTCGCTTTTGCGCCGGTCAACGTAGTAGACCTCGCGGGGGTATTCGGCGGTGGTGTCTGGTGTGCCCAGCGGGTTGACGTTGCCTGGGAAGTTGACGGCATCCAGGTAGCGGGCATGGGTGCGGATGCGCGTCACCTTGGCGCCCTCCAGGCCCGCCGGCAGGCCCAGCAGCAGCGCTGAGATGGTGCTCATCACGTTGGCCACCTTCAGCGATGGCCGGGGCAGCTGGCCGTTGCCGGAGTAGCTGAAGCCGTCGGCGACGATCGGGAAGGCCAGGTAGCTGTTGCCGGACCACACGATGTCGCCGGTCCCTTTGGCATTGACGCCGGCATGGAAGCGGTACAGGGTGCTGGCGCCATGGATGGCGGTGATCAGCTGCAGCTCAAACAGTTCGATCAGCGCTGAGGGGGCAGGCAGCTGAGCTTCGGAGAACGGAACGGCCATCAGTATTCAAAGACCTGCCGGAACTTGGCCCTGATCTGGTTGTTGTTGCAGTTGGTGGGGTCAATGCTCCATTCATCGCAAACCCACTTCCTGCCGGTCTGGTTCCAGGGCGTCGTCCAGTCGAACGCTTCAACGCCGGCACGGGCCTCGAGGAAGGTGCGGATCTGATCGCGCTCGGTGTCGTCGCGGTTGTTGAACGGCAGATCCCAGGTCTTGGCGTCTGAGTTCAGGCCCATCCTGATCCGCTGCTCTGCGCCATCGCCAAGCGCGGTCTTGATCACCCGCGGCTGGCTCGACTCTACCGCGCCGAAGGATGGGGTCCAGGTGAAGGTGGCCATGATCAGGCGGCGAGGAGTCCGCCAGGGCGGCGGTGGTGAATCAGGCGGTCATCAACCACCCGGGCCAGGTCGCGGGCCAGGGCGGCGCCGGTGCCAGCATTGCCTTCGGCCTTCGTGCCGCTGGCGTCCACGTTGATGGTGATGTTGCTGCTGCTGGTGGTGGTGCCGGTCCGGGGGGTGCCCCTGGTGTGATCGATCACGGTTTCCCGCGGGTGCAACATCGCCATGAAGCCGCCCTGGCCGTCGAGGCCGCCGGACCTGGCGCCGTCGCCGGTGTAGCCGCCACCGGCATAGCTGCCCAGTGATCGGGGCGACGCGAAGCCATAGCCCCCTTGGGAGGGGGTCAGGATGCCGCCGATCGCCTGCATGATCGTTCCGAGCACCACCTGCCGGATGATCATGCGACTGGTCTCCTGCAGGACCGATGCAGCGAACGCTTTGAAGTTGGTGGTGCCAGTGGTGGCAAGTTCGGTGAGGCTGTCCTCAAGGCCGCCAATGGATTTGGTGGTGAGTTGGCCCACGGCGTCGCGCATGTTGCCAATCTCATCGACATAGCCCTGCAGTCCCTGCTTGAAGCCCGCCCCGGCGCTGCTGCGGCTGGTGAACTCCTCCAGCCGTGCCATTGATTCGGCCAGCGCATCGGCCCCCTCGCGCTCTGCGGCGATCCGCTGGGTAGTGATGTCCTTGAGCTTTTCCTGATAGCCGATCTCGGCCCTGCGGATGTCAACGACCTGGGCCGCTACCAATGCCTGCTGTGCCTGTTCGGTTCCGGCATCGGCAAGCCTTGCCGCATAGTCGCGCATTCGATCAGACTTCTCCTTGTCATATTCAGCCGAGAGCTTGGCCGTTGGGTTGATAGCTTCTTCGATCTTCAGCTGCGCCTGCTTGGTGAACAGCGTTTCGCGTGCAGCGGCTAGCTGCTTGGCATTGTTTTCGTCTTGCTCTTTCTTCTTCCTGTCGGCGTCTTCCTTGGCGCGGGCGTCATCCTTCCCAATGGCCAAATCAAGTCCGCCAACATCGCCACCACCTTTTGCGATCTGCTGCCGGTAGAAGCCCTGGAGCTGGGAGAATGACTTACCCCCCTGCCCGTAATAGCTGGTGCCGGTCTTGATAGTGGGGAATGACGCCCACTCGGGAGCCAGCTTGTCAATCATCTCGCGGGTCAGGGGCTGGGTTGGATCAACGCCCCTATTGCGGATCAGCCGCAATGCCCCGGCGTCCTGCCTTGCAGGTGTCATGCTTCCCCCGCCTACACCGCGCCAGGTGTCTGGCATGAATTGGTAGGCGCCATAGGCCGCCGAGGAGTATCCGCCTGCACGGATTACCCGGTCAGGGTGGGCTCCGCCTGGCGGCGTGTAACTGCCGCCGAAATGGGTGCCATAAGCCCTTGGACCAAGAGTTCCTTCGGCGTACTGGATGGTGGCCAGGAGTGCCCTCGCGTTGATCTCGGCCTGGCTTGGCTTGTCGGTTTTGCCCCCCTTGCCCGCGCCACCACCGCCACCACCGCCATAGCTGCTCAGGTCCAGCGCTGCCGCCGCCGGTGCCGCAATGCCACCGTTGCCGCCGCCCTGGGCGCCGCCAGCGCGTGGACCCATGGACATGGCGCGACCCACCGCACCGATGGCATAGGTGCCGATCGGGCCGAACAGCGCGCCGGTGGCGGCTTGGCCCATTGCCATGCCGAGCTTGTCGCGGATCGGCTTGGGGATGGCGTTCACCATGTTCTGAATGGCGCCTGACACCAGCCCCATGGCGGTGCGCGCTGCGTCGGCAATGAAGCCAAACGGACCGGCAAAGGCCTGGGCAATGCCGGACCCCACCTGCTGAGCGAAGCCGACCAGCTTGCTCCAGGTGCCGCTGATGAAGCGGCCAGCCCCGGCGGCAAAGTTGCCCATGGCCTCCATGGCGCTCTTGAAATCACCGCTGATCACATCGCCGAGGTTCCCGACGAAATCACGGAAGGCGTCGTTGGTCTTGTAGACGTAGGCCGTAAGCGCCGTCAATGCGGTGACGCCAGCCAACGCCCAACCCCAGCCAGGGATCCCCAGGATGGCCACCTTCACCGCGTCAAGGCCGCCGGCCAGCAGGGGCATCACACCACCAGCCAGCGCGGCCTGATAGCGCATCATCTCAATCGCAGCACCAGCGCCTTGGATCGCCACGCCGCCCAGCTTCACGGCGCTGGTCAGCGGCCCCCAGGCGATGGCCAAAGCAGCAGCGGCAACGGTGGCCTGCTGGAGCCCTGGCGGCAGGCTGTTAAAGCCTGAGACCGCTGCAGTGACGGCATCAGTGACGGCGTTCAGCGCTGGGAGCAAAGCAATGGTGATATCCATTCCCAGCGCGCTGACCTTGCCGCTGAGAATCGCCAGCTTATCCCTGTACTCGTCTGCCTTTTTGGCAAAGGCCTCCGTCATTTTGACGCTGAGCTTGTCGATCGCCTGGCCGCCCATGTTGAGCATTGGGATCATGTGGTCTCCGCTCTTGCCGAACAGGGCCATGGCCAGGGCCGTCTTGGTCACGCCGTCCCGCATGGCCTTGAAGCGGTCGGCAATCTCCAGGGTCACCGCGTCGGCGCTTTTGAGCTTGCCGCTGGCGTCGGTGGCACTAATCCCCAGGGCGTTCAGCGCATCGGCCGCCTTACCCTTGCCGGTGGTGGCCGCTTCAAACATGCCCTTGCTGAGCCGGCCCAGGCTCTTGGCCACGTTGTCGATATCGGTGCCGCTGGTGGCCGCTGCCTTCTTGAACTTCGCCAGGGCATCGACGCTGACTCCGGTGCGCTGGCTCAGGTCGTTCATCGCGTCGCCCGCATCGATGGCGCCTTTCACCAGGCCCACCAGGCCGGCGGCGCTCATCAAGGGCACCAGCGCGCCCAGGGAGCTGGTCAACAGTGCAGACGATCCAGCCATGCCGCGCATGGCGACCGACGCGCCGGCAGCCGTCTGCTGCACACCCTGCAGCCCGCGATTCAGCGCGACGATCTGATTCGCGCCTTGAACGTCGGTCTTGATTCTCAGCAGCGCGTCAAGGTTCGCCATCAGGCTGCGAGCTCCGCCAGCTTGGCCAGTGCTGCGTCTTCCATCACCTGAACGTCCTCCAGCACTTCGGTTGGGTTGGGCTCTTGCTCCAGGCTAAGAACAGCCAGCACGACGCCATAATCCAGGCCGATCCGCTGGCCATCGCTGACGCGCCATTGGGTGCAGCACTTCAGGAACATCCGGATGCCCTTCTCCGCGTCTGGGTGGATGTCGAAAATCTGCACCTCAGGTTCAGGCACGATCACCCCTAGCGCTGCCGCTTCCGCTGGGTCTGGTCCTTCCTGCCGGCCGCCGGTCACCCACAACTCGGCGGCCTCGATCAGTTTTTTCGTTTGCCCTTCGCCAGCGATTCCAGCCAGGCCGCCACGATGGCCGAGGCCACCAGGGGAACGTTCAGGATCCGCTGGCGGCTGGCCTCAGAGAACGGCACCTCGGCGCCGGCTTCGTCGAGGATGCCGGCCCAGCCGGTCAGCACCTGGTCGAGCAGCTCCAGGTCAGAGATGGTGCCACCTTCGATCTTCTCCCCGATCTCCCGAAGGCGATCCTGCGGCAGCCGCTTGAACTCGGCATCAAAGGTTTCCTTGTCGAACTTGCCGCCGTCAACCGGGAACTCGACGACGACGGGCCAGCGGTAGCTGGGGGATTGGCTGCGGAGCTGGAGAGGCATGGGTGGTGATGTGGTGGTTCAGGCTCGGGAGTCTGATCAAGTCAGGGCCAACGAAAACTCGTTGTTGCCAGCCGTGGTGGGCAGGGCCACGTAGGGGAGATTCAGCATCATCACGCCGTTGGAATCTCCATAGGTCGGGTTGGTCAGGTCAACCTGGGCAGCGGTGAACACCACTCGGTTGCCGGTGGTGGTGCCATGGGTAAAGGTCAGGTTGCCGGTGGTGGTGCCGGTAGCGATGGTGAAATAATCTTTGGTGGCGATCGGCACCGACTCGATCATCACCTGGCCGCCGGGCTTACGGTCAGTGATGAGCACCTCCTTGGCGCAGCCGATCAGCTCGCGGTATTGGATCTCGTTGTTCATCGCAAAGCTGAACGACGAGAGGCAGCCGGAGTGGGAGAACAGGCTGAACGCGGTGGTGTTGCCCTGGGTGAAGATCAACGGGTCGGCCTGGCCGCCGTAAGTCACAGCGCCCACAGCCTGGTCGGTGATAGCGGCGTATTGGCCAGTGCCACTGAATGCGATGGTCGGGATCTGGCCAACGTCGCCCTTGATCTCAAAGGTGCCGCGCCAGCCAAGAACGGCGTGCCGGATGCCATCAGCAAAGTAGTAGATGCTGGCGCTCTGGAAGCTGGCAGATACCGGGTTAAACGTGTTGGATACGCCCGTAGATGTCACCATCTGAGTACCGCAGGCCAGCATGGCGGGGGCCCAGCGCGGGCCTGTGGCACTGCCGGCGGTGCCACTGCCGGCAAGCTCCACCTCAAAATTGCATTGCACCTTCACATTGGCCAGCAGCTGCGTGCTGTTGCCCAGGTAGGGGCGGATCAGGTCACGGCTCACCAGGTCCGCATCGATCGGCGATACATCGATGCTTCGGACGGTCAGCGCATCAGTCGCGCCGGTCGGCACGGCATCAGTCCCGTAGGTCAGCTCGGTCTTGATGAGGATGGTCCGCTTGCGTGTCAGGAAGGGCATCGGTCAGCTCGTTGGGGTTGGGAGCGGGAGCGGTGCAGGCGATCAGGGTCAGCCGGCCGGTCTTCGGGTCAAGCAGGTATTGCCCGCCCTGTCCTGAAAACTCATCTGCACTCAGGCTAGGGACTGTCTTCATTGGGTCAGATCAGCGGTGAGCGTGCGGAACGGGATCCGATAGCTCAGGCTAAGGATGCCGATCTCGCCAGGCTCGCCCTTCCATTCGCTGGGGCCTGGGTCAACCGAATGGGTCAGGCCGCCAAGGGTGCGATCTGCCATCAGGCGGCTGTGAAGATCCACCCGGATCGGATCGGCCAGAGCGCTCAGCGGTGAGCCGCTGACCAGGATGTCTACCGCCACGGTCAGCACGTAGTCGGTGAAAGGAATCGAGACGACGCCGGGCTCTTCCCCCAGCGGCTCCACCACCAGGCAAGGCATCTCTGAACGGGCCACCGCCTCCCAGCGATCCCTGAACACCCTCGAGCTGATGCCGGTGGTGGGGGTAATCGCGGTGACGATCGCCGCCAGGATCCGTTCGGCTTTGCTCAGCGTCATGGCTTGGGCTCCGCATCGGTGTCAGGCCGGCGGCGGCGGCCCAGGCCCAGCAGGCGCCCAGCGGCTGGGATGGCACCCTGGATGGGCGATGGCACCAGCACGCCTAAAGCGACGTTCCAGCGGGCGTCGCAGGCCTGATGCGGCGATGGTGCGCGGTACTCGCAGATCCCGATGTACCCGGCCAGCAGTGCCACGACGGGCCAGTTCATGGCTTCACCTGCTGATGCTCGACTGGAACAGCAAGCCTGAGCTGGAACATGGTGGCGAGCGCCGGGATCCCCACCGCCAGCACCAGGCCGATCCCGGCGATCTGGGCAAGTCGGGACTCCAGGGCGCGCTGGCGGCTGAACAGCGCATCAAGATCCTTGGTAATCCTGGCTACGTCTTCCTTGCGCTCGGCCATGATCGAAAGAATGTTGTCAATCTTGGCGCCCAGCTCAGCAAGCCGGACATAGATGTCCCGGTGTGATACATCTTCTGGAGGCATAGCTGATAGGGGCGATGCGGTCATTCTGCCGACGGATGCAGGGAGTAGGTGGGGGTGAGGTTGTACAGGGCGAGAAGACCCACCAGCTGCTGTAGCTGCGTTTCCTGTGCGTTGCTGCCTGCTAGCTCCATCAGTCTCCAGATCGACTCCTGGATGTCGGCCTGGTTGGGGTTGCCGCCGATTGCATCAAGCATCTCCACTCGGAGCCGAACGGTACGCAGCTCGACGGATTCGCTGTATCGGGCAATCGACATCAACCCATGCCAGGCGGCGGTGCCTTTAAAAGCTGTCCAGAAACCCGCGTAATTTGGTTCCATCAATAGACACTCTCGACATATATTTTGTACACGGACATAGCGACCGTGCCCACGGTGACGTTTGCTGTGCCGTTGCTGGCCATACACTGGGGAGACATCATCACCGTTGCCCCTGGAAGATTGGCCGCTGTGGAATTTGTGTAGGTGACTCCGTTGGTTACGTCATTCAACCTGAAGAAGATCGTGCCTCCGTTTGGAGCGCAATATATGCTGAACTCCAGCAGTGAGGAGCCAGTCACCAGATTTGACCCAAGGTTGATTGGAAGCGCGTTCCTGGTCGTACCGTCGTGGGTTACAAAATTTAAGGCGCCAGAGCCTGCAGCCGGGTCTGTGGTGACGTGAGAAAGGCCGCAGTATGGACCCGCGGGCGAGTCGTTGCCGACAAGGGCTGCAGTCGCGTTGACTCCTTGTAGCCCACAAAACAGTCTTACG